GAATAGTTCCGCACTGCTCCCGATGCGGTTGTTGTGCTTATATCACCCGAAACCGTTGGAACTGGCGTCAACCCTGTGCCAAGATAAAGGGATTTTGCAGTTATTTTTAATGAGCTAACAAACAGCGAGTCTCCATTCTCAAGCGCACCGGAGTGGCTTGAATAGTCAATTACCCTCTGATATGTTTTCGAGACTGATGCTTGCGTCATTTTATCGATGTTCTGCGAACTTCTTGTAGAGGTCTCAATCTCACCGATAACAACATCATTGATGGTTATTTCATGGTTGTTGAACCCGATCGTCCCGTATCCTTCAACCTCTAACATCGGGCTGGACTCGAAGCGTGTCGGATTCGTTATTGTCTGACCGCTTACTATTTCGATCGTATCTTCGCCCGAAATCAGAAAACGTTGCGGATTGCAATCGAAAACAAGATTAAACTCCCCTGCCTTCAACTGTGTCGGTTCCACTTCCAGACCGCTCTTATACACGGCCATTCTGAACTCGTTTGGGTTATATTCGTCAGTTAAACGAACATATCCCTTTCGAGAACACAGAAAGTTCCTGAAACCGGAAATTGCTTCAGCGAAATCTGTTTCAGTATCAGCAAAGATTCCAGCCGGGTAAGTTACCTCGATATTCTGAAAACGTCCCTTATCAAGAGCAAAAGAGCCGTTTCTGCCCGGTATCGAGATCATTTCCACGTCCCTTTCAGGTGCGTTGTAGACTGCTTGCCCGGTGATATAAACGCCGTAGTCTCTTGAATCTTCGCCATCAAAAATGAGCGACTTATATATCGCTCCGGTTGGTGCTATTGCCATGCAAGCCTCCTATTGTTTGTTTCCTTTATCAGAACACGCTTGACCTCTTCGGCTATCTCTCGCGGATCACGATTTGCTCCGTTTATGTTGATAACGATATTGGTCTCGCCACCCTGCATCTTGTCGAGTTTGTCCCAGAACTTATCAAGTGGAACAACGGCCTCAGAACCAGCTTCACCGACACCGATGATTGAAGGGCTGTCAAAAATACCACCGGTCTTGTACCAATCAACATTGAAACCCGTCGGGTATTTGATACTTCCAAGTTTACCGAAGTCCTTAGATGCCCAATTGAGCGAGAAGTGAGGAAGTTTTAATCCGCTGAATATCTTGCCTAACTTGATCGGGAACCAGCCCTTTATCTTGTCGATCAATCCTTTTACCTTATCAATCGCACTCTGTATCGGCGTAATTATTGCCGTCTTGATATTGTTGAATGTGGTTGTTACTTTGTTCTTAAAGTCATTGAAATTGGTAATAACTGCGTTTTTAAACGCAATTGCCTTAGCTTTGATGGTATCCCAATTCTTATAAAGAAGGACACCCGCTGCAACGACTGCCGCCAGTATCGCCACTATCGGAAGTATTGTAGAACCTACTCCCGCGATAATCGGTATAAGCGTAGACGCTAACGACATTATCGAACTGATTGCGAATGAAATCTTACCGAGGCCGATAAGAAGTGGAGCCAATACCGCAACGAACGCAGCAATACCGGCAATAAGTGCCTGTGTTCTCGGTGATAAGTTCGAGAACCAGTTAGCGATCTGCCCAACAAGATTCACAACCTTCTCCATAGCCGGTGCAAGATACGCAGCAAGCTGTGTCCCGAGCTGCTGAAATGCGATTGCCCCGACCGACTTCATAACATCAAGTAAGTCGTTAAAATCGTTAGCCTTTTGAAGTGTCTCGTCATCAACAAACTCGAGGTCGTATTTTTGCATCGCGTCAGTTAGTAACTTGTACCCTTCTGCTCCATCTTCAATAAGAGGATTGAGTTCTGTTGCAGAGCGTCCCATCAATGCCATAGCATAAGCATCGCGCTCGGTCTCGTTTTCCATTTTAGACAGCGCGTCTATTGTCTCTTGCCATACAACATCACCGTCTCGAAGTGACCCGTCTGCATTTTGATAAGCAATTCCAAGCTCTTCAAATGCAAGTGCTTGTTTTTTGCTGCCTAACTGAGCATTGAGCATATTACGCTCGAGTTTTCTATGCGTTTTTGCTATCGCGTCAGCACTTACGTCAACAAGCTCGGCCGCTGCTTGATATTTCTGGAGCTCTTTTGTCGACATACTGTAAACTTTTGAGCTTGTGACAACATCATCGGCCCATTTTGCAGATTTAACGGTTAACGCACCGATAGAAGCCGCGACAGCCGCAGCCGCAGTCGATAAGCCTCGCATAGCCTGACCTGCTGCCGTGAGCTTGTTGCCCATTTCTTTAAACTGCTCGGACATCGCCCGGAGATTGACCTGACCGATTTTTCGGAGCTCAGTGTTGAACGTTTTCAGCTTTGACTCAGCTGATATGATCTCGCGCTGAACACGTCTGTAAGCCTCAGAGTTCTTGTCAACGCCTTTCGCATCCATCTGAGCCTGAATGTTCTTCAATTCTTTCAGATTGCTCTCGGTCTCTTTTATTTTCTGCTTCAGGAGGTCCTGTTTCTGTCTCCATAAATCGACCGACGTTGGATTGAACTTTAGAGCCTTGTTGACCTGTTTTAGCTCGTTGTCAATGTCTTTCGTGCTATTCTTGATTTGCCTGAGGGCTTTATCGAGTTTCGTGGTATCGCCCTGAAATTCGATTGTGATGCCCTTTATGTTTCCTGCCATTTATTTGCCCTCTAACCGAAGAACGCATTTATATCGTTCTGTGTTCCTTTGCGTTTAGTTCCGTGCTTCTCAGCGTATTTCTGAGCCTTCTCCGCTGCCTTCTGACGCTCATTGTAGGCGATTACAAAATCAACAACCTGACCGAGCTGCATATTACGAATATCTGTTATCGTTAATCCTCTTTCGAGTCCTGCGAGGATGATGTCATCGAGTGTGATGTCGGCTGAAGAGTCTTTATGCTTTCGCCTATTTTCTTCAGCCTTCTCAAGTTTTTTGAGCTTACGAACCCTTTAAGCACCATGTCGAACACGGCCGGTCCCACCACATCGAGTGGGAACTCATCGAACTGCCTTACCCATCTTTTCGGCGGATCAATGCTTTCATCCGCGACCTTTGCCATTGACCATGTAACATTAATAGCAAGGTCTACGAACTCAGCTTGAAACATCGGGAGCAATACCTCCATAGCCCTGCCTTCAAGTGCTTCGGCCATGCTTGAGGTAGTCAGCTCACCACTGCCACCAGCTTCGGCCACAACAGTCGAAACGCCCTCTATCATCGATGCTAAGAGCGGCATGATTGCCGGGAGAATATCCTTCCCGAACTGGTCTCTATATTCCATAGTCCAAGCTACGTTGTTATTGAGCTTGACTTCTTGTTTGCCGATTTTAATAATCTTTTCCATGTTTTCACCTCCTATAAAAAATGGAGCGGGACCACATCAGCCCCGCCCCGTTTCGACTTTATGTGGTCGTTGGTACCGGTGGATTTGTGAAAAGTGTGCTATAACCGGTGGAGGCCTGATTATAAGAAACCATCGAGATTCCTGTCTTATTGTCTCCTGCCACTGTTACCGCAATCGTTTCTGTTGCCGGCTCAATAGTGTCCTCTGTCGTGCTATACTCGCGTGTTATGCCACCGAGTGAGCAGTTATACATGATACATCTGCGACTTTCCTGATCCCCTTCGACCTGAAATGCGATGAATACTTTTGGCTTTGTTGCGTTCTTGACAACAGCAAGACCTCCGTCAGATGCCTTCTGAATGTATCCGAGGAACTGTGTCTTAAATGTGTCATCGAACTTAGCAACTTCGAGATCGCCCTCAAATGTGCCACCAGTGTAACCGCTATAATAGATCACATTATCAGCATAGAAGTTGTTAGCTTCACTCTGTTCTTCCGGGCTGAATGATATGGCTCCCGCCTGATGATAAGGAGTGCCCATTGTAACAGTGCCGGTTGTGCCTACTGTATAAGTTCCGACGTAGAGGTTCGAGATACCAAATTCAACTTTGTTTGCCATTCTCGTTCTCCTTAAACTGTGTAATAAATCACGAAAACGCCTTGATCTTCGATAAAGACATCTTCGGATTTTTCATATAAATAGCCAGCGTCGAGAAGTGCGTCCTCTATGCTGGCTTCGTTTGATTCATTTTTCGCTGTGAAGTAATATTCGACCTGATACTGATTCCGTCTCCAATAATGCGTATTATCCGCATCCATGACGTTCTGACCGTTACCGATATACACGATGTATGGTGGTGTCTGGCCTGTCTTAAAATGCGAATAAGCACACGGAAGTCCGGTGCTCTGTAATGTCTGATAAATGCTCATATTTTGTCCCTCATGCAGTCCTGAACGAATTTATCCACGAACTCGGCCTCTACGGGCTGAATATGTTTGATGCCGTTCCATCTTCCATACTCGCCGTATTTGTTTCTTACAACGTGACCGTTTTCGAGGATATGGGTTTTCCATCCCTCGGTCTTGTTGTAAACGATATAGTCACGCTCACCTATTTTTTTAGATGTCCACCCTCTTGCGTATGAGCCATCTCTTTGCGGTGACGTGTTTCTCAGCTTGCTCGCGGACTCTTTAGAACAGCCCCTCGCGTTCTTCTCGACGGACTCATTGACGCTTTCGTTGACCTCATTCAGGAGCTCCGTCATTTGAGCCGTTACGCTGCCGGTCTTAGCCATTATGAACACGCTCCTCGCAAATAAGGCTGATGCTGTCACGCTGCGCAGTCCAGTCAGTGCGTATTACGTTGTATGACTTGCCCTCCCATTCAATGATACGCTCGCCGTTGTAATCCGCTTTATTCGTCAGCACGAACGTTATGGATGGATGCAGACCCGCCTGAGCCGCGTTGTAAAACTCTGCATTGTATACGCCACGAGGCTGAACAAATACGGTCGTTTCAATGTCACCTTGAACCTCGTTGCCGTATTCGTCATAAAATAACGTCCCGTATGCCTTTAGTGTTGCCACGCTGTCATACATTACGCATCACCCCAATTCGTATACCCTGTCGCTGTCACGAGCTGGGCCTTCTGCTCATCGTATGACCTTTTGAGACGGTCATAATCCTCAGGCAGACCGAACGACATTTTGCAGTATGTGATGATTGCCCTTGTCACGATCTCGTCAAGCGTTGACGGGACCTCGATCCCGGCAATACCTAAATCAAGCTGCGCCGCTGTTATCAGATCCGTGAGTTCTTCATCATAGGCCGCTGTCTTTATACGCAGCCCCATTTTCACCTTGTCCAGTGTAGCCATAATTACCTCACAACAGGAGCGAGGTTATTCACCCCGCTCCTCTTTTGCTTTTAGAGTTAACTGATAATTGTTGAAAAATTCCTTAGTGATAACCGTGTGCCCGACGTGCCCGAGGCCAATCGACGGATCTGCAAGTATCTTGTATCCGCACTGTCTTGCCCTCCAGCAAAAGGCTATGTCCTCGCCACAGTTCGCAATCGGAGTAAACATCTGGCCGAACTTAGCAAAGACCGCCACAAATATCTCCGTTTTCATCAAAACGCACCCGAATCCACAAGCACCGACCTCGAATGGCTCATCCGGTATCTTATCGAACTCAGTCCATTCAAAAGCAGTGCCTTCTTCATTCAGGTCCATCTTATCGAACGCTACCGCCGAAAACGGCTGTGTCCGTCTGTAATAGATGCCCGTAACCATATCGGCACCATTGTCGATGTGTTCAATCATCCTTTTAAGCGTATCGGGATTGAATACCATATCCGAATCGAACCACATAACGAGATCGGCCTCGTCAAGCAGCGCCTTCTTTGCTATCTGGTCACGGCTGGTATAAATCAGTGAACCGAGATTAAACCAGATTGAAATCTGCGTGTCCTCAATTCCATACGATGTTAATGTTGCCAGCGAATGCGCGAACTGTGCCGGGAGCTGGTCCATACACGGCACCGCGATAAGAATCTTTCTCATATCAGTCACCTCCTAATTTGCTGATACTCGAATTACTTCGTGATCTTAACAAATGCGTTCGGAGCAACAACGCCGAGTGCAACGTACTCACGGCCGAGAACTTCAATGAGGTCCTCTTTCTTCTTGCTGAGTTCGTCGAACTTGAAGTCGATACCATCGCCGTTAGGGAAGTTAGCGAGTGCGCCATGTCCGAGGTCTCCCACGATAGCATAAGTAACGCCGGTTGTTGCGGCAGATGCAGCTGTCACTGTGTTGTTGAATACAACTGGCAGACCTTCGAACGGATCAACTGGGAACGAACCGGCATACTCAACAGCCTTGAATGTGCCCCAAGTAGCCTTGTTCATAATGATGACCGGATTTGCTGCCTCGTCACTCAGCATGGACATGGCGGCTGCGACTGTTCCGAGTGCTGGGCTTGCTGCCTGAAGTTTAGGAACTCCCGGGCAAGTTGTAGTCGAAACTGTT